ATATATGTTAGTAGGAAATTGATATGTTTACTGCCACGGGATCGAATAGCAGGTCCTCAGATAGTTGTGTGGCAACAACCCCAATGGGTGAAAATAACAGTTCGGGATAGTTAGTGGTTACGAGGAAATTATCTGGTGGGAATGGAAGATCCTTAGCTTCCAAAGAGAGCCAGACTGTACCGTTCCAAATGATCAGTCGTTCGGTATCTTCTTCGTATTTAAATTCTCCTATGGAAGTACCCACCCCTCTGGTTGTTGAGGTAACCACTTCCATTTGACCGCCATCTTCGCCCGCTGGGCCTTGTGGTCCATGCGCACCGTCCGCACCATCAGCACCATCAGCACCGTCTGGTCCCGTAGCACCTTGCGCACCTGCTGGGCCTGTCAGACCTTGTGGTCCTGTTGGGCCTTCCGAGCCTTGGGCGCCATCGGCACCTTGCGAGCCGTCGGCTCCTGGGGAACCCTGGGAGGCCATTAGCGCCCAGTTTGTAGTGTCTACGGTCGGGTCGTTAGTAGTCTGTGCGGTCCCAAATTCCCATGCCGTTCCACGATTCCTTAAGTGGGACGGGTCAATCAGTTTACACCAGACGTCAGTCCCGTTATCATCTACGACCCGTATCGTGTTGTTGGGCGTGTTAAATCCAGTTATTTCGTAGGATTTCGAAAGTGAGATGACTACAGCGACGCCCCCTCCCGCAGTTCCGAGCTGTGTGGAATCTTGTAAAAATACTATGTGTTTGCCAACCTCTGTTCCGTCAGAAACATGGTTGGATGGGTAGACGGTCGCGTCGGCTACGTAGGGATTTACGAAATCTATGCAAAAATACGACGCTCCTCCAAAACCAACCGTGTTATTAAGCTCATACGAGGTTGCGGTAACCCATTGCCCTTTCCAGAGCAGACCTGCGGGAGCGACCGCACCTGTTACGCCAGACGGTCCTTGTGCACCTACTGGTCCTTGAATTCCTGGTATGCCCTGGGCTCCGTCAGCACCAGCTACCCCCTGGGAACCGTCAGCACCGTCAGCTCCGTCAGCTCCGTCAGCGCCAGCTACCCCCTGGGAACCGTCAGCTCCTGCGGGGCCTGTGGGGCCTGTGGGCCCTGGCCCTCCCGTTCCGCTCGAACCCGCATTTCTGCCAAGCGGTCCTGGGCGAGAAGGATAGTTTATATGCTCCTCGGAGAGCGCGTTGTTCCCCCACCTGGATTTGCTCATTTTACGAAATGGTCTCGTCGGCGTGTCCGCCATCCTCGAGCTTAGACCCCGCGGAGTTGCTTGATACGACACAATAGGTCAGCGCTCCCGTAGGTGCTGACGTGTCATCCCATGATGTTGCAGATGTTGCGAGGGTTGCTTCAGGAGTGGCACTGGCGATTAAAGTCGTCAGGGCAGCGGTGTTTGCAGACTGCTGGTTCGCGAATCTATACACTTCAATGTTGCTCCAGTCGCTTGGGACTGGGCTGGGGATGTTCCAATTTAAATTTACAGTAGCCATAATATTAAGATGTCTGTTTGTAGCAATCTATTCAACCTGTTGCATTTTTCCTGACCTTGAATAGTTCGGGATGTTCAACTTTACGGTTCTTTGCCTCTATTTTTAGCGTTTTTTCAGCGAGAGATAGCGGCGATAAGTCCTCAAGCGCATTAACGACGGCTTTGATAGCAAGAGTTTCCTCGGAGTCCGTCCCTTTATCGAGCATTCTTGCGAGGTATCGAGCTCTTTCCTTTTGAAAGCGTTTTTCAAGATGGAGAAAAGCTTCATCAGCAGTGAGTCGTTTAATGTCCGACAGTTGGTCGAATACTACGATGTCGCTCATACAGCAACTACTGTCGTAGCTGTCGTGGTCGATGTGCAAGGGCTATACCCTGCTCCGTTGTAGGAAAGAACAGCGTAGTGGTAGTGTCCAACGCCTACGCCTTGATCAACATAGGACCCTGCGGAAGTCGCGGAAGGAGTGCTAAGCGTGTCGTAGCAAAGTTCAACGCCTGTTGGAAGAGGTGTTCCAGGTCGGGCGTCAGTGGCGATGTAGTCAGCGCATGAAGGAGCGGGGTCGGTCGCATTAGCGACTGTTGTTTTGAGGATTCTCATACCGTCTACGTGTTGTACGTCTACGGGGTTTGTCCAGTTTACTTGTATGTTAGCCATGATATATTATTATTATTAAGGTTAGAGAGAATTGTTAAGCGGTTGTCTTTAGGACTAATACGAAGTGATTTCTAATCCATAGTTATTCGCAATCGAAGTTGCCACGTCGTCTGAACGTTGATCAACACCAGTTCCGTAGATATCGGGGGTTGTGTAAAGAAGACTCGTTAAAGTATCAGACCATTCAGCAATAGGTGAATTATTAATATTATACAACCATGCCGATTCAACATAGAGTGTCTGCATGTTTAAGTAATGGTAACCTCGGATTGATGTTGGGAGCCAGAAGTAGTGTAACACCAGTTGTAATCTAATGGAAACTAATTGTATGTATCTATTGGGTACATTATCGTTTTCCCAAATATTTCCCAAGTCATTCTGGTTGTCTGGGTGCATTGAGAGCGCGTACTGATCCTCCCAAACACCTCCAGTAAGAGAAGAACTCGCAGTGGTGACTGTGAAAGACCCAGTCGCTGGTACTGGTACTTCTCCTACATCTGAATCAAGATCATCCTGGTCGGTATCTGAGTAAAAAGTGTCCTCGTCCATATCAACCTTCAGGCTAATTCCAGTAGGTCCTGAGTCAGATGATGTGAGGGGCGGTATGATCCCGATAGAGGCGTCTAGGTCATCCGTGTCTACGTCTGAGTAGTGCCCGTCCTCATCCATGTCCACCTTAAGGCTAATTCCAGTAGGTCCTGAGTCAGATGATGTTAAGGGCTGTACAGCTTGTATGCTGTCGTCACCATCGTCAAAATCGTAAGGAGGTAAATTATTCGGACCTGCATAAGCACCGTCCTCATCCATATCTACCGCTATGCTAATACCCGTAGGGCCAGAGTTTGCTCCTTGAGGATTAGCCTGTGCGGAAATAGCGGTCGGGCCTTCGTTCGCACTTTTTGGCGGGTGGGAGATATTTATTCCAGTAGGACCAGAACTAGCGGAGGTCAGAGGAGTTATGAGGCCTACGTTAGGATCGTTATCATCAAAATCGTATGGAGGTAGGTTGTTGGGGCCAGCGTAGTGTCCGTCCTCATCCATATCAACGGCTATGCTGATTCCAGTAGGCGATCGATCACCCTGTGGAGAAGCGAGTATCTGGATGGCGGTGGGTTGAGAGGAAATACCTGGATTTTGAAAAGTGCTTATGTTTGTCGGGGGCCAGAACAAGAAAGGAGGTCCACAGTCCTGTACTTTATTGTTCGCTGGGTTTCTCCACTTGCTGATAATGGAATCACGGGAGCCGTCCAAGTCGACGTCGCACTGAGATACCTTGAGCGACTCACCACCACGAGACTGACGGTATTCAAGATATTCCTGCGAATACCTCCAGTCCCTATTGGGTTCGCCTGAAGCCTTGCCGTTTCGGTATTTCCTCATTTATTGGACTTGTTGTTGATATTGGTTGGCGCCTTGTTGGTTGCTATTGCCCATCCCTTCGGCGGCTCCTTGCATATTGGAGCCAGCTTCTGGAGGGGCGCCCTGACCGTCTGAAAGGAGCTTCATCATTTCGGCTTCTTTTCGCGGGTCGGGAGGAGCGTCCTCTGGCAGTAGTTCGTCCGTTTTCTCGTATCCCAGGGCGTCTAGGATTCTCTTGAGTAGCGGGCGCATGAACGGTCTCATTTCTGGTGGAGACTCGAAGTATCTTTGCTGTGTCTGTAGGGCGAGGTTAGCCTTTTCAATGGCTCTCTGACCCTGATCTTGGGACATGATGACGGTAACGTTCATCTCCATGGCCTTGATGGACTCAGGGGTCATGGTAGCGAACGATTTGACGTCACCCTCCATGTATTCGAACACCTCTTCCTGATCGAGCGTGGTAGCTGTAATCTTTACGAGCTTGGCTACGTGATCCTCAAAGCCCTTGACGATCCTGCGCATCCAGCGACGACCGATTTTGGAAGCCTCACGAAGAGTTGCCTCTACACCTGTAGCAGTATTTGCGGGAGCAAGAGCTTGGTAGTCCCCTTGTGCCATGTTACTTACTCCGAGCCAAAGCTGAACCATGCCGAACACGAAATCGATCATTTCCTGAGTCTTTCGGTCGGCATTCGGGAGGGTAACGTAGGATACGAAGTCCTCAGCGGTCATGCCGTCCTTTAGCTCGAATATTTTTCCAGGCATCAGTTCGATGTCCTCGGGCTCGTCCTCGACAGCTTGTGGGTTGGCCCCAACAATAGGATTGGAGGTCAGCTCGTTCCTGTATGCTTCGGAGTTAAACTGCTTGTCGATAAATTCTTGGTAAACCCTGATCCTTTCGGGAAGGCTCGGACCCCACCATTTGTTATCCTGCCTGCCAATCGAGATCGAGGAGTACGGGAGTTTGTTATCTGGCGTGACCTTGGCAACGTATTCGTAGTAAATAGCGGTCTTGGTCTCGGGTTCCAGGAACAAAACGAAGTCTTGAGGCTCACCAGTACCCAGAACGTCCCTTTTGACCCAGCATTCAACGACTTGGATCATTGGGTTGAACTTATTGTCGAATGACAAGTCCTCCAAAGATTCGCTTCGCTCATCTTTGTTCGTCCTCTTATTCGCATCCTTGGATACTTTCTTTTGAAAGACGTCAAAACTTTCCCATTCTCGTTCCATGAACATGGGCTTGGACCATTGCAATGGCTTGTCGTACAACTCCACAATAAAATCAGCCTCGTCTACGCTCAGCGCATCGGATGGACACATGAACCTGTCGGAGTCTATGACTACGCTTTTTGCACCGTCATACACGATTTGTTGGGTAGGTACCCCATTAGGGTAGGGTCTGTACTCATGCACACCTTCTTGCATGACAAACGAAGGATCCTGATCAAGTCTCATGGATTGAGCGCCTGTTTCAACGTCAACGTCTGGATTGAACTGAGCAACCCCCTCGACTATGGGTCCGTAGTTGGGGAGTTCTTCGAAGTCCTGCTCCATGTTGTTAAACAAAGCATTTCTTTCATAATCCATCCAGTTGGACTCTTTCCTCTCGTAAACAGCTTTGAGTATGCATGACCGTTGGAGGAAAATATGAAGATACGATTCCTCCAATCGTTCTCTCGTATGACCAACCGTTTCGAGCTTCCAGTTAAAATATCTATCGAAGTCCTCAGCCAGCACGTCATCCGACCCACCTTGCGGGTCGAATCTGAAGTACGGGGAGGTTCCAGTGATCTCGTCCTCGGCTCGGGCGAGAAAGTGATCGACCACGAGAGTGGTCATGGGGACTGGGACGTTGGACTGCCCGTATATGCTGTCGTAGCTTACGCGATCAGCTCGGTCGTTCTGGTAGATACTCCAGCTAGTCCTGTCGGATTCTATGCGTTCCTTATTGTCCTCCTTGAGGGTCTCTACTCTATGAAACGCGTATTCGAGCAGGTCTTTTTCCTGCTGCTCGCTTAATTTTAGATTGGATTCCATTATTCGTATATGTCTAGCTCTCTGGCCTTTTTGAGAATTTTTGCCATACTACCAACTTGCTCTTTTCTTAGCCGATCTTCAAGTTGTTGTATTTTCGCACGATTTGCCTTTGCTTTCTTTGCGGAGGCTACCTGTCGGTACCAAAACTCTTTCCTTGAGTTCTGCGCTTTTATCATATCATTGAGGATGAAGTAGTTCTTGTTCTTTCTTTTTTCCTCCAGCGCTCTTCCTCTGTCCCCCTTCTTTATGAGCTTGGCTACCTTGTTTGTCTTTATGTCCACTACCTTGCTCAGCGTCATGAACCTGCCCTCTGTCGAGTAGTCATTTGTTTCGGGCTTGAACAGTCTGGAAGCCACGGGTACGGATTTGAGGAACGGTTTATGCGCATTCTCTCCCATCGACTTTGCGTAGCTAATGCCTGCCAAGTCCCACATTTTCGTACCCATCGTTCCAGTGTAATACTGAACGACATGGTCAATGGTCTCTGGAGAAACATCAATAACGCCAGACTCGTACTCGTCCCCTCCAGTCACTTTGTTTATGCCTGCCATCGCATCTCTGGTCATCGGATTGACCGACCCCCATGCGAGTTGAGAATCTGGTTTTGGGGCGCCCCAAGGGTGCTGCTCTGGGGATATCGGATTGCCCAAGAAGTTTTCGTTCATCGCAATTTCAGCGATTGGTCGGACAGCATGCGGGACGAACCTTGTAACAATGTTTCCTCCGCTCATCGGAGAGAACGTGTCAACTGTTGAGGACATTACCTCGAGCGCTGTTTCCAACGGTCCGTATTTTTTGTCGGTATTTCCAAGACCGTACATGGCAACGTCTGCCATCATTGATCCAGTACCAACAATCTGGTTCCACCCGTAAGGCATTGGCAGAGCTACTCGGGCCCCGTCCCCACCAGGTTTCAAGAAGATGTTAATGTAATGTTTCTTTTCCCAGTTCGAAAGCCTGTCCCAGTGTTGCTCCTCGGTCTCCTCATCCTCTCCTGCGTACCAGCGCATGAGCAATGAGTACATAAACCCGAATGATGCTAGTCTTACGGCTAGTCCAACCCCTGCTTTCCTGGCCTCTGGTCCACCCTTGAACAGGGCCTTTACCAGTCTTGCATTACCAGATATTCCAGCTTTGTAGAATGGGAATAGTGCATTTAATGCATTTGCCCAGTTACCTTTCCTCGTAAAGTCAACGGTTCCCTCTCTGCCACCCCTGAACGCAGCGTCTTGAAGGGTTGCTCCGTCCCTGAGCATGCTCTTGAATGCTTGTAACCTGACGGAGTTCTCAACGCCCGTGTTAACGTCGTTTATCCAGTTAAAGACGTTCTTTATAAGTCCTTTGTTACTACCCTTCTTCCCGTTACCGATGTTCTTAACACTCTCTATTATGTCCCTGGTCTTATGCTCCACGTCTTCCAATCCGAAGAAATTGATCTGTCCTCCAGATTGTTGGAACGCAAGAGCTGCCATGACGGGGTTTGAAAGGAACTGATCCAGTTCTTCGTCCGTTACCGAGTCCCGATCGTTCTTAAGTCTGCTGTAACCTGCTCTATATCGTGCCTTGTCCTCATTGCTGAGCAAAGTCATACCTAGCTTTCCTGCGCGTGTGTGGGTAGCCAGGTCGTACATCACCTTTGCATTTTTGCTCATTTCGCGAGGATTGAGTATGCCCTTCCAGGTACTCTCCTTAATGGCGTCGGTCTTGAGGTTGAGCGCCCCACTTACTATGTCCCGAATAAAGTTGGTAAATATGAAATCAACGTTCCATACGGTGTACAGGGCGGAGAAGAAATTACTTAGGGTGTTCGCACCCTTGAGGAATCCTCCAAGCACGTAGTTATCCTTGCCCTTTAACGAACGAACTACCCGTCTGCCTACCTCGCCCTTGAAATGTATGTACACTGGGTGCCCCTCGACCCTTACGGTAAATACGCTGTCATCCATTTCCAAGGGGTTGGCTCTGATCTCGTTTATTGTGTAGAACGATCCGCTCCCGTCTTTTTTCTCCTTGAGCGAGGGGATTATTTTTGACGGGAATCTTTTTTCAAAATCTGGATCCCTGGAGTCTATGATCTCGAACAAGTGATCCCACTCGTCCTTCATCTTTTT